GAAAAATCGAGGCCCAGACCGACACATATAAGACGGTTTTGCGCGTTCTAGAGGTCTTCCATGAAACTTACTTCGTGTTCCCCTATTGCAATAACACATCTAGCTAAGTTGTACCAACGCTTACAGTCAGTATGCTCCTCTCTGCTAATAAAGTATTCGTCTAGAATATCAGCGGGAGACTTTCCTTTGACTTGTAGTTTGTTTTTGCCATAGAGCTCTAGGTGTTCTGGAAAGAGTTCCAGGTATCTCTGAATCGATGCTGTATCTGACGAGTACTTGGCTCCAGACGTTCCTCGAACAACTCTGTTCTTGAACCTGTGAACTCTATACGACTCTACTGCTTCACGAATAACGCTTTCTTCTTCCTCGGTTATTCTGAATTTTTCGAGAACGTTCTCGTAAGTATCGTCTTCGTTTTCGTGGTACATCTAGATTCTATCTAGTCTTAGTTATCTACAGTTTTAGAATAGTACTAGACTAGTCTAGTTCTATCTAGTACTATAGAAAGGGGGTGAAAAAGGTCGAGGCTTTAGGGGGGTACCCCGCCCCCAGTGATTTACCAGAAAAGAGCCCCCCTCTTTTGTCAGCAAAAAAATTTTCGTAGTTTTTGAAAATGGATATTGCCACAATTACAGAGCGACTCGATACTTTGCCTCCTGAAGAGAAGGTAGAGATTCTTGCGCTACTCAACGAATTGACTAGTGCCCGGGGGCGTGTTGCAGCCCATGAGGACTTCCTAGACTTTGTAAAACAAGTTTGGCCTGCGTTTATTGAAGGCAACCACCACAGAGTTATGGCTGATGCGTTTAATCGTATTGCCAGCGGTGAGCTCAAACGCTTAATCATCAACATGCCTCCCAGGCACACAAAGTCTGAGTTTGCGTCCCATCTGTTTCCTGCATGGTACTTAGGCAAATTTCCTAACAAAAAAGTTATCCAAACAGCGCATACCGCAGAACTAGCCGTGGGCTTTGGTCGTAAGGTACGTAACTTGGTCGGATCAAAAGACTATGAAGCTATTTTTCCTGATGTTGCATTAAGCACAGACTCCAAGGCTGCTGGGCGTTGGAATACCAATAAAGGGGGTGATTACTTCGCGATTGGTGTGGGTGGTGCCGTTACGGGTAAGGGTGCCGATATCTTAATTGTTGATGACCCGCACTCAGAGCAGGAAGCCGCACTCAACGATCCTGCGGTCTACAACAAGACCTACGAGTGGTACACATCTGGTCCTCGTCAGAGATTACAGCCTGGTGGTGCTATTTGTTTGGTAATGACTAGATGGTCCAAAAAGGATTTGACTGGCAATATCATTAAAGCCTCTATCGAACGAGGCGGAAGTGATGAATGGGAAGTTATCGAGCTGCCAGCAATTCTTCCGAGTGGCAAACCCCTATGGCCTGGCTTCTGGCCGATAGATCAGCTGGAATCGCTCAAAGCAGAGCTTCCTGTTAGCAAGTGGAGTGCTCAGTATCAGCAGAATCCAACGTCAGAAGAATCCGCAATCATTAAACGCGAGTGGTGGAAAGAGTGGACTCACAGAGATCCGCCAGCGTGTGATTTTATTATCCAGTCGTGGGACACTGCGTTTCTGGCAAAAGAAACCGCAGACTATAGCGCATGCACTACATGGGGCGTGTTCTACACCGAGGATGGTGAAGCACGTATTATTTTGCTCGATGCGTTACAAGAACGGCTAGAGTTTCCTGATCTTAAAAAACGTGCCTACGACATGTATCAGGAGTATGAACCCGATGCGTTTATCGTAGAAGCCAAAGCTGCAGGAACACCACTGATTTTTGAGTTACGAAGAATTGGTATTCCTGTATCTGAATACACCCCCAGCAGAGGTAGAGATAAAGTTGCTCGGGTTAATGCCGTATCAGATTTGTTTTTTAGTGGTCATGTCTATGCGCCAAAAACCAGATGGGCTGAAGAGGTTATGGAACAATTTGCATCGTTTCCATTTGGCGACCATGACGACTTAGTTGATTCTTCTACACAAGCTCTTATGCGGTTTAGGCAAGGTGGGTTTATTCAGATGAAATCTGATTACCCGATGGACGAATTATTGCCTATGCGTAAGGCTGACTATTATTGACTTATTATGAGTTTGTCGTCATTGTGTTCTAGATCGTTCACGAAACAAGCAAGCTTGCGAAGAGATAGTGCATGGCTATAGATAAGCCCCTAAATGGCCTGCTTAGTCAAGACGACTTCGAGATGGGACCAGACGGACTTCTCATCGCAGAAGAAGAAGACAGTCTTGGCGAGTCATTGGTCACAGAATTAGATGACGGCGGAGTGCTTGTTGATTTTGATCCTATGGCAGAACTCTTGTCTAGTCAGGATCAGTTTGATTCAAACCTTGCTGAATTTGTTGATGACCAAGACCTGAACGAGCTCGCTAACGATTGTGTGTCTAAGTTTGAATCTGACAAAACAAGCCGATCAGAGTGGGAAGAAACGTACAAACAAGGACTCGATCAGCTGGGTCTAGAGATGGAAGACAGGACCACACCCTGGGCAGGAGCCTGTGGTGTGTTCCATCCGATGCTGTCTGAAGCAGTCGTTAGATTCCAAAGTCAAACAATTCAAGAAATTATGCCTGCTAAGGGTCCGGTTCGGACTCAGTGCTGGGGCGTGGTTACAGATGACCGCATTAAACAGGCGCATCGTGTTCAAGAATACATGAACTATCAGCTTCTTGAGGTGATGACTGAGTATCGGTCTGAAACTGAGAAGCTTTTGTTCAGCCTGCCGTTAGCAGGTAGTGCGTTTAGAAAGATCTACTTTGATCCATCACTGGGCAGGCCGACCTCGATGTTTGTGCCTGCAGAGGATTTTGTGGTTGCATACCACGAGTCTGACCTCGATCAAGCAGAACGCTACACCCATGTTATGAATCGTAGCAGCAACCAAGTTAGGAAGCTGCAAGTCAATGGCTTTTACCGGGACGTAGAACTACAGACATCTCATGTTGAAGACAATCCAATTACTGAGAAGTATAATGAAATCGGTGGTGTCCGCCCTTCGTGGGAGGATAGCGAAAGACACCAACTGCTCGAAATGCACTGCGTCTTGGACTTGCCGGGTTTTGAGGACGATGACGGGGTCGTGCTGCCGTATGTAATTACGATAGACAAAGCGAGCTCAACAGTTCTGTCTATCTATCGGAACTGGGAAGAAGACGATCCGAACAGGTTGAAGAAACAACACTTCGTGCATTACGGATATGTTCCTGGTATTGGGTTCTACAACCTTGGCTTAATTCACATGATCGGTGGACTAGCCAAATCTGCGACGAGTTTGCTAAGACAGTTAGTTGATGCCGGAACACTGTCGAACTTGCCCGGGGGGCTGAAAACTCGTGGGCTACGGATCAAGGGCGACGACACACCAATCATGCCCGGTGAGTTCAGGGATGTAGATGTGCCCGGTGGTGTGATCCGCGACAACATCACGTTTTTGCCATACAAAGAACCTTCTTCGGTTCTTTATCAGTTGCTTGGCAACATCGTAGATGAAGGCAGACGGTTTGCGTCTATGGCCGATATGAAGGTCGCAGACATGAACCAAAACGCTCCGGTCGGAACTACGCTCGCAATTATGGAGCGAGCAATGAAGGTTCAGTCGGCAATCCAAGCAAGGATTCACGCCAGCCTGAAACAAGAGTACAAAATCCTAGCAGGGATTATTCGGGACTACACATCTCCTGCGTATCCATACGAAACAGAAGAAGGCGAAGAAATCAAAGCAGCAGACTTTGATGATCGCGTAGATGTAATCCCCGTATCTGACCCGAACGCCAGCACGATGTCCCAGCGCATTATGCAGTACCAAGCTGCAATGCAACTGGCACAGCAGTCTCCTGGCCTGTACGACATGCCACTACTCCACAGGCAGATGATGGAGCTCATTGGTATTCCGAACGCAGACAAGATTGTACCGATGCCTGACGAGATTGTACCAACAGATCCGGTCAGTGAAAACGAAGATCTCTTGACTATGAAGCCTGTCAAAGCATTTGAGTATCAAGACCATGAAGCGCACATGAAGGTTCATATGGTCCTGAAGAACGATCCACAGATCAAAGAGCAGATGCAAAACAACAAGATGGGTGGGCCAATGTCTGCTGCTCTTGATGCTCATATCAGAGAACACCTTGCATTTATCTTCCGGTCTCAGATCGAAGAAGAACTTGGGTTTGAGCTACCGCCAACAAACCAGCCTCTTCCGGCGGACATCGAAAAAGGCTCAGTGGTCTTGCCTCAGAAGCTGCCGATCAGATGCTTGGCAAAAAGCAAGCACAAGCCAAGGCGCAACAAGATGCCAAGATGCAGAAAGATCCTATCGTGCAGCAGCGTGAAAAGGAACTGCAGATCCGTCAGCAAGACGTACAGCGCAAGGCGCAGGCAGATCAAGGCAAGCTACAGCTGGAACAGCAGAGGCTTGCCGCCAAGCAACAGTCCGATATGGCTAAGGATCAGTTGGAACGAGAAAAAATTGCAGTTGAACAAGGTCAGTTTGAAACCGAAAAAGAACTTGAGATAGCAAAGCTTGGTTTAGAGGAGGCTCATATCGAAACTCAACAGGAGATCGATGGGATGAAGCTCGGTATTGATATAGCAAGGACGGGAATGGATGAGTGATGACGTATTGTCTTTGCTCAGAAAGAAAATTAGACAGCAAATGAATGATTTAGCTGATCATCTAGCTGTTGGTTCGGCAAAAGACATAGAAGAGTACCGTAAGATTACGGGTATGATTGAAGGTTTAGCTTGGTCAGAAAGAGAAATTATTGACCTTGAAGAAAAACTGATGGATCTGTAATGCCTGCTAAGAAAAAGCCTAAGAAAAAAACAAAGTCGCGAGTCAATGAAGCTGGTAATTACACAAAACCAGCCATGAGAAAGCGTTTGTTTAGTAAAATCAAGGCTGGATCTAAGGGTGGGAAGGCTGGTCAGTGGTCTGCTCGTAAAGCCCAGATGCTTGCAAAGGAGTACAAAGCAAAAGGCGGAGGCTACCGGAAGTAATATGGCACTCAAGAAAAGCCAAAAGAGTCTAAAAAAATGGACTAAGCAGAAATGGCGGACGGGTAGTGGCAAAAAGTCTTCTGAGACTGGCGAGGTTTATGCGCCAGAAGCAAAAATTAAGAAACTGAAGTCAACTGCTGCAGGCAGAAAAAAGCTTGCTGCTGCAAACAAGAAAAAAAGAGCGGCTACAAAGAAAGGCAAACAACATGCTCGACATGGTTTGCACAAAAAAGGTAGCCGTAAGAAGAAAAAGTAGTTTGTAGGACGCAACGCTCATTCGGAGCGCAACAATTAACGAGAGGAAGCATGGCTACGCTCGCAAAAGAAGTGCTGAAAGAGATGGTAGCTCCCCAGGAGGAGCTAGAAGAAGAACATCCCCGGGTTGCATCGCAATTACCTGAACCTAAAGGGTACAAATTGCTGATCGCCCTTCCTGAAGTGGAAGAGGTTACCGAGGGAGGGATCATTAAGTCCCACCAGTCTCAGCAAAATGAAGCCATTTCTACTGTTGTAGGCTTTGTACTCAAGGCTGGTCCTGATGCATACACAAGTTATACAAGATTTCCTAGTGGTCCGTACTGCAAAGAAGGCGACTGGGTTGTGTTCCGTGCGTTTAGTGGGACAAGAATCAAGATTCACGGCAAGGAGTTCCGTTTAATCAACGATGACACTGTAGAGGCGGTCGTAGAAGACCCCAGAGGCGTAGAAAGGGCCTAAAATGAGCGAAGAAACACAAGGAACAACCCAAGAAGAGCGTTTCTTGGGGGTCAGAACAACAATTGAACCGCCTGAACCTGCAGCTGAAGGTAATACAGCTGAAGATTTGCAGATTGAAGTCGTCGATGACAGGCCACAAGAAGACCAAAGGGCTACATCACAAGAAAAAACCGATGATGACGGCATTGCTAACGACAATGAGCTCAAAGAAGTCGGGCAACGTGTACAAAAGCGCATAAAAAAGCTCAAATGGGAGTACCATGAGGAACGTAGAGCTAAAGAGGCGGCAGAACGGCTGTCAAACGAAGCAGTTAACTACACTCAAGGCTTACAAACGGAAAATCAACGTTTATTAAAGCTTGTAGCCGACTCTCAAAACGCTTTGTCGCAACAAAGCCAAAGTAGAGCCGATGCAGCCATGGCTATTGCAGAGGCAAACTTTAAAACAGCCCATGAATCTGGTGATTCAGAGCAAATAGCTGCTGCCCAAAAAGCATTGACCGATGCACAGCTAAGTAGAGCAGCTGCTCCTGCAGTGTCGCAACGAATTATCGACAATTGGAAAAAACAAGTGCTGGCAGAAAGCCGTGAAACTGCATCACAGCAACAACAGTACCAACCTGAACCTATTCAGCCCGACCCACAGGCTCTTGACTGGCAAGAACAAAATCCATGGTTTGGTGTTGACCCAGAAATGACAAGCTTTGCCTATGGTGTACATGAAAGACTAGTAGGCAGTGAAGGTATTGACCCTACCAGTGAAGAGTACTATCAATTAATAGATTCTCGTATGAAAGAAGTCTTTCCTACGCAATTCAGTTCAGGCAACGAGCGCACCAATGACTCTGCCGTTGTTGTTGAAACTGCACAACCTCGAAAAGCAAAGCCCGTGGTAGCACCTGCCTCTAGGAACACTGGAGCCAGACCACGCACAGTAAAACTTACTGAAACTCAGGTGAGACTCGCGAAACGCCTGGGCCTTACAAACGAGCAATATGCAAAGCAGCTTATGAAGGAGATGGCATAATGTCCGAAGAACGCGCACCACGGGAACCAAGATCATTAGAGAGTCGTGACAACGACACTCGTCCAATGACATGGGAACCTGCTTCTATCCTTCCCGATCCTGAGCCGCAAGATGGCTGGGTGTTTAGATGGATACGAACATCAATGGTTGGTAGCTCTGATAACACAAACGTGTCAAAACGTTTTCGTGAGGGCTGGGAACCTGTTCGTGCCGAAGATCATCCAGAGCTCCAGATTATGAGCGACCATAAGTCGGAATGGGGTGCCAAGGGGGGAATCGAGGTTGGGGGACTGCTTCTTTGCAAAGCACCTCAAGAGGTTGTTGAGCAAAGGCGAGCGTATTACAGAAAACATGCTGACGCTCAAATGCAAGCAGTTGACAACAACTATATGCGTGAGAACGATCCCAGGATGCCTGTTCTTGCGCCAGATCGAAAAACTCGTGTAGCATTTGGCAAGGGCTAAAGCTACAAAAACTGAATGTTTAATCTTAGGTAACAATCATGGCTACTTCAGCTTCACCATATGGTGCGAGGCCGATTGGTACTTTAAGTGCTTCTGGATCTTGGACAGCCAAGGTCAGGCACTTACCGATTGCCAGTGGCTACGGCACCGCCATTTTTAATGGTGATTTCGTGAAGTGTGTCGCGGACGGTGACATTGAAAAAGACACCGGAACTACCGCGCTCACGACTTGCGGAATCTTTGTGGGTTGCTCGTATACGCCAAGCACAACGAATCAGAAGACCTTTAATACGCAGTGGCCTGCGTCTACGGTCGCTTCTGATGCGATGGCTTACGTTATTGACGACCCCTTTGTTGTATTTCAAATGCAGGGTGACGAAGCACTGAACACCACAGATCGCGGACTGAATGCATCTGTTGTTCAAACCGCTGGTAGCACGGCAATTGGAAAGTCCAAGAACGCTTTGGATGCTTCAACACCAGCTACTACGAACACGCTTCCACTCCGTATTCTTGATTTTGTTGACGGACCAATGAGCCTAGCTCCGGTCGGTACAACTGCAAGTGATGCTTTCCCCGACGTTATTGTGAAGTTTAACGCAGCGTCGAGTGGGTCAGCCTCCAATCACCAGTACCTTAACGCCACTGGCTTGTAAGGAGACTGACTAATGGCTATTTCACGCGCACAACTCCTCAAGGAGCTCTTGCCTGGACTTAATGCTCTCTTTGGAATGGAGTACGCTCGGTATGATGACGAGCATACCTCAATCTATGAGACGGAAAGCTCAGACCGTTCTTTTGAGGAAGAAGTGAAGCTTTCGGGCTTCGACGCAGCCCCCGTCAAAGACGAGGGATCTGCAATCTCTTACGATGCTGCACAGGAGAGCTTTACGGCTCGCTACAACCATGAGACCATCGCCATGGGCTTCGCCATTACGGAAGAAGCTATGGAGGACAATCTCTATGACTCCCTGTCGGCTCGTTACACTAAGGCTTTGGCTCGCGCCATGGCTCACACCAAGCAGGTTAAGGCTGTTGTTCCTTTGAACAACGGATTTACCAACGCTTACCAGGGTGGAGACGGCGTAAACCTCTTCACAGCTTCTGGTGACGGTGTAACTGGTGGTGATGGTCACCCACTCGTTTCGGGTGGTAAGAACTCAAACCGCCCAGCCACAGCTGTTGACCTCAACGAGACTTCTCTTGAGGCAGCTGTAATTCAGATTGGTAAGTGGACGGACGAGCGTGGTCTAATGATCGCTGCACGGCCTCAGACGCTTGTCATTCCGCCCGATTTGCAGTTTGTTGCTGCACGGGTAATGCAGTCGGACCTCCGCCCCGGAACTGCTGATAACGACATCAACGCTGTGCGTTCGATGGGTGTTGTCCCCGGGGGAACTGTTGTGAACCACTATCTGACCGATACGGACGCATGGTTCCTGTTGACGGATGTGCCCAACGGCATGAAGCACTTCAATCGTGTTGCACTTGAGACGAGCATGGACGGTGACTTTGACACCGGAAACGTTCGCTACAAGGCTCGCGAGCGGTATAGCTTTGGAGTTTCCGATCCCCTAGGGATCTGGGGATCACCCGGAGCGTAAGTTAGGTTGGGGGTGGGAGCGATACGTTGCTTCCGCCCCCAGTCTTCTTTTTTCCTGACTGTCGGAAACGGCAGACACTAGCCAAGACAGGAGAATGTAATGGCTAACACTACTTTTAGTGGCGCAGTACGATCCGAAAACGGATTTAAGGTAGTTTCTAAGAACGCTACCACAGGCGCGTTCACCACTTCGTTTACCTATGATGGTTCAGGGATGCAGGTTGCACCTGTAACCTTGTCCGATGCGGACACTACGCTAACTGCAGCCACTCACGGCGGCAGGGTTGTTGTAGTTCCAGCCCTTACGGGTAACCGCACACTGACGCTTCCCAGCCCCTCTGAGGGCGTGGCGTTTAAGTTCATTTACGGTGGAGCGGCAGAAGAAACTGAGAACTTGATTATCGACACTGGTGCTGATGCTAACTTCTTTATTGGTGGCGTAATTCACTTGGATTCTAATGCGGACAACGTGTCTGTGTACGCAGATGGCAACTCCAACTCAATCCTAACCCTCACAGATTTTGGTCTTATGGAGATCAACATCGTGGCAAAGGATTCTACAAACTGGATTATTTGGGGTAACACTGAAGGCGCAGACGCACCTGCGTTTACAGATCAGTCGTAATTAACAAGATAGGGTCACCCATCTATTCGGGTGGGTGACCAGATCTTCTGCTATGGGTAGGGTGGAACCCTTGTTCCCATAAGGAGATTTAGATGGCCGACGCAGTAACCTCGCAAACTCTGCAAGATGGCGACAAATCTGTCGTTATGAAGTTCACCAACATTTCTGATGGGACAGGCGAAGCCGCCGTCAAGAAGGTGGACGTTTCCGCACTACAGGCTCAGTCGGGCTCAGATGCCGAATGCACTGGAGTGTCAATTCAACAAGTGTATTACGAGCTCAACGGTATGACCGTAGACCTTATCTGGGATGCCAGCACTGATGTTGTGTGCTGGACGCTTAGTGGATATGGGTTTTTTGACTTTAGGTCTTGTGGCCCCCTGACAAACAACGCAGGTGGCGGAAAAACTGGCGACCTTATGTTTACGACCACAGGGCATGATAGTGGAGATCGATACTCCATTCTGCTGAAGATGGGCAAGAGCTACGAATAATGCCTTTCAAGAGCGATAAGCAACGAAGGTATTTATACGCAAACAAGCCAGAAGTAGCAGAAAAGTTTGCTAAAGACTCAATGGCAGGTGGTGGCATGGTAAAAAAGGCCATGACCAATGCATTTTCTAAACATGGGTCTATGCAGGATTATGCTCGCATGAGAAGTGGTGGTATAATCAAGGAAGGTTCTAGAACACCTGGCGATGTTATTCAGTTTGACAGACAGTGCCTGAAGAAATTCAAGGATAGCTGACTATGCCTGCTAAGAAAAAGTCAACAAAAAGAAAAGCGTTGACAAAAAGACAAGAAGATACTTTGAAGAAACACTCAAAGCATCACACAAGAAAGCACATGGCTGAAATGCGCCGTCGCATGAAAGCGGGCTCAACCTTTACAGCCGCACATAAAGCGGCAATGAAAAAGGTTGGTAAATAGTGGCTACCTCTGGAACAGCAACCTTTAACCTAGAAATAGCAGAGGTTATTGAAGAAGCCTTTGAGCGGTGTGGCTTGCAATCAAAAACAGGTTATGACATCGAGACGGCAAGACGGTCACTAAACCTGTTAAGTCTTGAGTGGGCAAACCGAGGACTCAACTTCTGGTGCGTAGAAGAAGGCACAGCTAGTACAGTTGCTGGTACATCTACCGTAACACTACCAGCTGACACCATTGACTTGATTGAGCACTGGATTCGTGATGGCACGGGTACGTCACAAAACGACCTGCCTTTGTCCCGGTTTAGTGTGTCACAGTATGCAACTATTCCGAATAAAAAAACAGAAGGTCGCCCTGTTAACATCTACATTGATAAACAGCAAGCTGCTCCAGTAGCATATTTATGGCCTACGCCAGATAAGGTGTACACATTTGCTTACCAAAGAATTAGGCGAATTGAAGACACAGGTGCTGTGGGCTCAACTAATCCTGATGTACCCGCACGGTTTCTCCCTGCGTTGGTATCAGGGTTGGCGTTTAGACTGTCCCAAAAATACCCAGAAGCGTTTATACGATCTGGTGAGCTTAAGGCTGAATACGAGTTTCAGTGGGACTTAGCACAACAGGAAGATCGTGATCGCGCCTCAGTACACTTCATTCCTGGAGGATACTAGTGGCTCGTTTCGCAAAAGGTAAGTACGCTTTTGGTTTCTGTGATCGCACCGGCTTTAGATACAAACTGAAGGACTTGGTCCCCCAAGTGAGAGCGGGTCGAATGACTGGCCTAATGGTTGGACGCGACATGCTTGACCAGGATCAGCCTCAGAACTTCTTAGGTAGACTTGGCGATTACACAGACCCAGAGGCTTTGCGAGACCCTAGGCCCGATATTGCTGAAGACACAAGCAGAAAGCTTTTTGCCTTTGACCCTGTCGGCAATGGTGGTGCAAACGGATCAGGAAATATCCTTGCACATGGCGAGGTAGGAAGCGTGACGGTAACAACATGAACTATACGGAGCTCACGGCTGCTATCAAGGATTATACCAATAACACGGGTACAGATTTTGTAGCAGCTATACCAACGTTTGTAAAGCAAGCAGAACAGCGTATTTATCGTGCAGTAAACTTGCCAGTAAACCGTAAAAATGTTTCAGGAAGCATGACAGATGGTAACGCATATCTAGCAATGCCAACGGATTTTTTGTTTCCTTTGTCTTTGTCAATAACGAGCTCTAGCAATCAGATCTTTTTGCTGAACAAAGATTCAAACTTTATAAGATCAACATACCCGAATGCTTCAACAAAAGGTACGCCGAAGTATTACGGCATCTTTGCAAGTGACACATTTATTATTGGGCCAACGCCTGACTCAAACTACACAACTGAGCTTCACTACTACTACCAGCCTAATTCTATCGTAACAGATAGTACTTCATGGCTTGGTACAAACGCGGATACCGTATTGCTGTACGGCTCGTTGGTCGAGGCTTATGTGTACATGAAAGGTGAGCCAGACATGATTCAGATGTACCAACAGAGATACGACGATGCCCTAGCAGGCTTGAAGATTCAAGCAGAGGGTAGAATGACTGGGGACGAGTATCGCGACGGTACAATAAGAGTGGTGCCTAGCTAATGTTTGACTTAGACTCAGGCGTAGGCAGTGTAACAGTAACGACAAGCGCAAATGGTAACCTTGGACCTAGTCACTGGGCTGACAGAGCCGTAGATACTATAGTATCAGTTGGTAGCAACGCTCATCCTGCTATTGCAGAGCAAGCTAAGGCGTTTAAGTCGTACATACATAAAGCAGTGCAGTATTACATATGTGAAGCGATCAAAGAAGATCGCTCAAAGGTCATTACCTTGCTTAGGTCAGCAGGTCATAATGATTTGGCTAACTCAGTGGAGAAACTTTAATGGCTATATCTCAGGCAATGTGTACCTCGTTTAAGAAAGAGTTGCTGGAAGCAAAGCACAACTTTCTCAACTCGGGTGGTGACACGTTTAAGATTGCTTTGTACACAAGCAGTGCTTCACTGGGTGCTAGCACGACAGCGTACACGACAAGCAATGAAATCAGTGGTACAAACTATACCGCCAAAGGAAACACGCTGACTCGGGTAGATCCATCGACTAGTGGAACAACGGCTTTGACTGACTTTGCGGATACCTCCTGGTCTACTGCAACGTTTACGGCTAGGGGTGCATTAATCTTTAATGAAGACACTAGCGGAGATACGTCTGTGTTAGTGTTAGATTTCGGGGCGGACAAGACAGCTACAGCAGGTACGTTTACGATTGCTTTTCCAGCAGCGGATGCAAGTAATGCGATAATTCGCATAGCCTAAAGTGGCAAATGTAACAGGCTGGGGCCGGGGTACTTGGGGTTCCGGCACATGGGGTGAACCCATACCTGTTGAAGAAACAGGTGTAGCAGGTACAAGTGCAGTAGGATCTGTTACGGTAACAGGCGATGCCAATGTTACCGAGACAGGTGTAGCAGGAACTGGTGCGGTAGGAAGTGTAACCGTAACAGCAGATGCAAATGTTGCTCCTACGGGTATAGCAGCAACAGGAGCAGTAGGAACCGTTACAGTAACAGGGACGGCAAATGTTACCGCAACGGGAGCAGCTGGCACGAGTGCAGTTGGCTCTGTAACAGTTGCAGGTGATGCAAACGTTACTGTCACAGGACTGTCAGCGACGAGCGCATTAGGATCGGTATCGGTTACTGTAGATGTCTCAATATCCGCTACCGGGCTTGCCGCAACTAGTGGTGTTGGGTCAGTAGCAGTTACCGCAGATGGTAACGTCAGCGTTACGGGCACATCAGCAACTGGTGCAGTAGGAAGTGTAACTGTTTCTATACCAGTATCGGTTGACGTAACTGGCGTAGAGGCAACAGCATCGACTAGTGGCGCACAAGTCTGGGGACTTATAGATGACTCACAAACACCGAACTGGACAGCAATCAGCGACTCACAGACCCCTAGTTGGTCAGAAGTCTCAGATTCACAGACTCCTGGTTGGTCAGAAGTGTCAGACTCTCAGACCCCAGGCTGGTCATCCGTTAGTGATTCACAGACTCCAAGCTGGGCAGTCATAGAGAGATAACAATAGGAATCGAGCATGGGCACATACGTAAACAACCTTCGGCTACTTGAAATCACGACAGGTGATGAGTCAGGCACGTGGGGCACTAAAACCAACACAAACCTAGAGCTCATTGCTGATGCGTTTGGATCGGGCACAGAAGCGATTACCACGAACGCTGATACCCACACAACGACTATCGCAGACGGTGCAGCTGATGAAGGTCGAGCACTTTTCCTCAAGTACACAGGAACACTCGACTCTGCCTGCACAATCACCATCGCACCTAACACGGTTAACAAGCTGTGGTTTATTGAGAATGCTACGAGCGGATCTCAAAACATCATTATTAGTCAGGGCTCTGGTGCCAACATTACGATTGGTAACGGTAAGGTTGCCGCAGTCTATACGGACGGTGCGGGCTCTGGTGCCGCAGTACTGGAT